TCGTGAGAAAGATATGGTAATGATTGGATTTAATAACGATAGTTATGATTATCCAATTCTTCATCATCTCATTAATCACTACGATGAGTATCAATTTTTAAGTGGTTATGAATTATCTCAAAAGATATATACAAAATCACAAGAAATAATTGCTACTCAATTTTCAGCTGTAGCTGAATGGAATAAACATATCAAACAAATTGATTTGTTTAAAATATGGCATTTTGATAATGTCGCCAAAGCAACTTCACTGAAAAATCTTGAAGTAGCTATGAATTTACCCTTAGTCGCCGATATGCCATTTGAACATACTGAATGGATTGATGCAAGTCAAATTGCAGCAGTTCTAGAGTATAATAAAAATGACGTGTATGCGACTAACGTATTTTTGGACATAACTCAAGGAGATACTGAACTTAGTAACTATAAAGGAAAAAATAAATTGTATCTAAGATATTTGATTAAACACAAATATGGAATTGATTGTATTAATTACAACGATATTAAATTAGGTACTGAATTAATTTTAAAACTTTATTGTGATAAATTTGGTTTCAATATGAAAGAAGTTCGAAAAGCTAGAAGTTACAGACCTCTAATTAAATTAGATGATTGTATTCCAGCTTGGTGTGACCTACGAACTAAACCTTTCTTAGGATTGGTTGAAAAGTTTCGATCAACACATATTCATGATGCTATTTTAAAAGGTGTATTTGCACATAGTGTCATATATAATCAAACAAAAATAGATTTTGGTGCAGGAGGAGCTCATGCTTCAATTAAAGCTGGAGTTTATAATGCAGATGATTATTATATGATACTTGATGTAGATGTTGATGCAATGTATCCAATGTTAGGTATTTCACAAAGAGTATTTCCTGAGCATTTAGGATCTGAATTTGTGGATATCTACGATGGAGAAATCGTTTCTAAACGTTTAGCTGAAAAGAAGAAACCGAAAAAGGAACGAGATTTTGTAATTGTTGAAGGATTTAAACTTGCTGCCAATGGAAGTTACGGTAAAACTAATTCTGAAGACAGTTGGTTATATGATCCGTTGTATACCTTAACAACGACCATTAGTGGTCAAATATTCATCTCAATGTGGATGGAGAAAGTATGTGAAAAATTTGATGATGTTACAATTATTCAAGTAAATACTGATGGTTGGACTATGCGTATTCCAAGAAAACATCATGAAGGTATTTTGCAGTTGTCTACTGAATTATGTGAATCTGTAGGATTAAGTTATGAAGCTAACTATTATAATAAAATGGTAATTAGAGATGTTAACAACTATTCTGCTAGATATATTGATGGAAAAATTAAAGCTAAAGGCGATTTTGAAATTGATAGAGAATTACATAAAGATCCATCAATGAAAGTTGTACGTATTGCATTAGAGAAGTATTTCTTTGATGGAATACCTGTAGAAACTACTATTAGAAGTCACACCAATATTTATGATTTTGGAATGAGATTAAGAACTAATAGAGATTCTACTGCACAGTATAAATATATTGATGAAGAAGCTCAACAAATAAAAGTAATGGATTTAAGTAGAACTACCCGATATTATATCTCCAATCACGGAGGATCATTAAGAAAGAATTTTAATAATGGTAAGATATCTGGAGTGAATATAGGATTTATAGTTACGATATTCAACACCTATGTTGAAAAACCTATGGGTGAATATGATATAAATTATGATTTCTATATACTTGAAGCCAAGAAAATTATTAATCAAATTGAATCAACTCAGTTATCATTATTCTAAATATATGTTAATTTAGTTGTATATGTCAAGATTTTTTTGTATCTTTGTGTAGATAAATTTTTAATCAACCAAGTACTTAAAAGTATGATAATAAATTTTTTAAATGACACTTGATAGAACCGAGCGTCAAAAAGAAGGAGTTAGAAAGTGGATGGCGAATGGCTGTAGAGGTAGTTGGATGTATTGTACCGGATTCGGGAAAACATTTAGTGCCATTATGGCTATCAAAGCATTTCTAACTAAAAACAAAGATCGAGTTATTGTGGTTGTTGTACCTACTGAACATTTAAAAATTCAGTGGATTCAAGAACTATCGAAACACAATCTTCTTTATGCAGTATCTGTTGAGATAATTAATACTGCTGCAAAAATAAAATCCGAAGTTGATTTTATTTTATTAGATGAATGTCATAGATATGCATCTGATACTTTTTATAATATATTTCAAAATAGACAACCGAAAATAGTATTAGGTTTGTCAGCAACTTTTAGTAGACTTGATGGTAGACACGAATTACTTGAGCGTTATTGCCCAGTATGTGATACAGTTACTGTTAAAGAAGCTATTGAAAACAAATGGTTATCCCCTTACGTTGAGTATAAGATAATTATTGAACCTGATGATATTGAAATATATAAAAAGGCAAATAGAGAATTCAATGAAGCGTTCGCTGTATTTGATTTCGACTTTAAGTTAGCTATGGATTGTATGACTAACATAATTGCCCGTAGAATATATGGAAAGAAAATGGGTATGGCTGTTGCAGAATTAGATGCAGTTGTTTTTACTTGGGGAAGAGCTTTACGTGCTCGTAAGAAATACGTAATGGAACATCCTAAGAAAATAGAAATTGCTCGTAAAATTTTAGCTGCCAGACCAAATGAAAAGGCAATTACGTTTTCGTCAACAATAGCACAAGCTGAAAAGATTGGTGGAGGATTTGTTGTCCATTCTGGTAACACTAAAAAGAAGAACAGAATAACAATGGAAGATTTCGCTAAACTATCAACAGGTGTTGTACATACTGCGAAAAGTTTGGATGAAGGTGCTGATGTTAAAGGTTTAAGTGTTGCAGTTGTATTATCTAATACATCCTCACAAACTCAGAAAACTCAACGAGTTGGAAGAGTTATACGGTATGAAGAAGGTAAGAAAGCTGAAATATTTACACTTGTTATCAAGGGAACTATGGAAGAGGGATGGTTTAGTACATCATCAGCAGGTAAAAGTTATATAGAAATAACTGAAGCTGAATTAGATGAAATACTAGACTTCAATGAGTCTGAAAATTTGGTTCATGAAGCCAAAGAAGTAGGTCAAATGTTTAGATTTTAGAATATGAATGGAATGTATATTTTAGACGGAAAAACACCTGTTAAATGTGATGATTTAACAGAGTGGTCGATACAGATGTCAACAATGAACAGAATAGTCGCAAAGACTGTTATTGGTTGTGCTGAAGTTTCAACAGTATTTTTAGCTATAGATCATCAATTTGGTGACGGTGTTCCGTTATTATTTGAAACAATGATCTTTGGTGGAGAATACGATATGTATCAAGATCGATATTCAACATGGGAAGAAGCCTTAATTGGTCATGACTGTGCTTGTGATATGATTAGATAAGTTTTTTATAAACCCACAACTTACCAAAAACCCATTATTACAATCCCTTAAAGGATATTACAGGAAAGGAAAGCGTAGTTTTAAACTACAATTAATGCAACAATTTGAACTTTCTTCGAAAGAAGAAATCAATATTTATATAAATAGCGGGTTAACACCTACAGAACTATTTATATTACGATTACTATTTTTAGCAATTGATGGTGACTCTAGCCAATTAATAAATTATTTGTCAAACGTTCAAGACGGAAAACAATTATTTAGACAGGTTTTAGTTTCACTAAAAGAGAAGAAAGTAATACTATCAACATTTAAAGTACCCTGTGAAGGAGAATCGTTGAACTATCAAAATATACCTTTTAATAAGAATTTTATTAAAATGTATGCTCGAGAATCTAATGAGATTGGAAAAGAGTTATTTGATGCTTACCCACCTTTTATCAATATTAATGGTAAAATGTGTAGCATTAAAAACTTTACCAAAGCTGGTTTGTACTCGTTTGATGAGTTTTGTTTATATTATTCGAAGGCGATAAAGGCTGCTGGAGTAACTCATGAAAGAGTTATGAATGCCCTTGAATATGGAAAAGAGCATAATTTAATTGCTTATTCTATCATTGAATACATCGCATCTCATAAATGGGTTGAGATTGAATATATAAGAGATAGTGGTAATGTGAATGGCTACAATAATTCAGAACTATTGTAATGGGTGTAGCTAAATTATATAAAAACGTAAAGAGGGGTCAACAAGGTAAAAATATTGGAATTTCAACTGGAATTCCTAAATTGGATAAAGTAATTTATGGAATCCAAAAGAAATATCTTTATACCATTGGGGCTGATACCTCGGGAGGTAAGACATCATTCGCGCTTGATGTCTTTATTTATAATCTTATTAAGAATGCAGGAAATACTCCCATTTCCATTTTATACTATTCTTTTGAAATGGCTGCCGATGTGCTATATGCCAAATTGTTATCGCGTCATATATGGGATGCATATGGAGAAATTGTAACCTATGAGGATATTTTATCTCTTACATCACCAATATCTGACCGTCACATGGAGCTTGTGCGCAGGTCTGAAGGATGGTTATTAGGATTAGAGAAACATCTTGTTATCTATGACAAAGCATTAACACCTAATGGAATTTATGTAACTTGTAGAAATTGGCTAAGTCAATTCGGCGAATTCATTCAAGTTGATGAACACACTGAGGACTATAAGGATAGTGATCCTAGTCGTTATAAGGTTGTTCTCATAGATCACGTTGGTCTTATAAGTGGTACTGACTCTAAAAAAGTTAGGATTGATACAGTAGTTGATACTATGATTTATTTAAGAAATAAATGTGGTTTAACTGGCGTATTTGTTCAACAATTAAATAGAGGTGCTAAGTCAATGGAGAGAAAAAACTCCGGTTATGAACTTATCCAATTGGATGATTTCAAAGACACTTCTGGAACTACTGATGGTTCTGAGGTTGTTATAGGTCTATACTTCCCTCATAGAGAAAAAATTGCTAGATGCGAGGGTTATCCAATACAAAACATACTAAAGAAACGCTTTAGGTTATGTCAGATTCTTAAGAATCGTTATGGACAGTCTGATGTTAATTTAGGATTAGGTTTTTATGGAGAAATAGGAATGTTTAGAGAATTACCTAAACCAGAGGAAATTGGCGATTATGAGCCATACTTAACGTTAAATCATAGTACACAGATAAATACGAAACCAGATGAAGAAATTGATGAAAAAAACGTATTTAAATTTTAAAAATGGCAGAATTAGGCGCAATCGTTGGAGGTAGTGGTTCAGGAAAATCAACCTCTCTTAGAAACTTAGACCCAACAAAAACATTTGTGATAAATGTAGCAAACAAACCCCTTCCGATCAGAGGGTTTAGAAAGAATTATAAAGCATTAACCCCAGCTCCTGATGGACGTGGTTATGTTGGAAATCTTTATAACACGTCAAGTGTTGAAAAAATCGGACAAATTTTAAAAGTGATAAACATGACAATGCCACACATTGAACAAGTTATTATTGACGATAGTCAATATTTAATGAGTTTTGAAGCGATGGATAGAGCCTCTGAAAAGGGGTTTGACAAGTTTACACAAATTGCTCAGCACTTTTATTCGGTATTAAAAGAAGGTATGAATATGAGGGATGATTTAAAAGTATTTATACTTACTCATTCTGAAAATATTGGTGATGCTTTGAATCCTAGTTTCAAGATTAAAACTATGGGTAAAATGATTGACAACATGATTACTGTTGAAGGTTTATTTACTTATGTAATTTTTACTTGTAATACTAAAGATGATGAAGGTAACATGCAGTATAAATTTATGACTCAAACAGATGGAACAACTACAGCCAAAACTCCTATGGGATGTTTTGATGAATTGTATATCGACAACGATTTACAACTTGTATTTGATAAAATCAACGAATATAATAACGCAGAGTAATGATCAAACAAATTGCAATAACATTTGATTTTAATACAGAGACTGAAGAAGTTACGAATATTAAAACCGTAGGTAGTGAAGTAAAAGCTAAAAAAACTACTACCACTAAGAAATTAAAAGAAGCTGTCGAAGAAATGGCAAGCGAGTCCTTAATCACCCTAGAATCTAATAAATTAGTATTCAATAATAAAGCTGTTGCCGATATGGAACTAGAATACGAACAGCGTATTGTGATTGAATATAAAAAATCAGGTAGAGTAATGTCCCCTATTATTCGTAAAGATGAAGAAGCTGGTAACAAAGTAACTAAATCTAATACGGTAACATATAAAGGTAAGGCAAATACAGTATTAGCTGAATTTGGTTCTGAATTTACTTTGGAACCATTATCCGAAGGTGTATGGAAATTAGTTTCCAAAACACCTAAAAAAGAAGTGAGCAACGAGCAATCGCCAACTCCTTCGTTCTCATTAGAGGACGTTATCTCACAAGCAGAGGCTACTGAGCCTGACTTGTTAGTTGAATCAGATGAAACTACCCAAATAGATGAATTCACATTTAAATTGTAATTATAATAAATAATGAGTGCATTTTCATTTAATACAACAGCAGGTGCTTCACAAAGTGCTGCAAAATCGAGATTAACAGGTAATGATATCTATACTGTAAAATTTGACGGTTGTGAAATCGTTGATATCAAAGGTGTTAAAGATCCATCTATGACGTATAAAGTTTTGAAATTGAAATTTTCTAACGAAGATGGAACTTTTGAACATACTATTTTTGAACCAAAGCAAGCGGATTTTAGCAGAACAGAGACTGAGTTCACTAAAGACGGTAAGACTGAAAAAATTCCACAAGCATCTGGAGTAGAAAATATGATGTTATTGTTTAAACATGCGATTGATGCTATTGCACCAAAAGTAGGTAAACAAATCGATGATGGTTCTAAAAACCTTGGAGCACCAGATTGGAATGGATTGAGACTTTTAGTTTCACAAATTCTTGATTCAGGTAAAGGTACTGAAACTAAAATCAAATTAATGATTAATAATAAAGGAGAAGCACAGTTTCCAGGATTCTTCTCAGGCGTGAGTAGAGAAGGTAAAGCGTATATCAGAAATAACTTCATGGGTGAAAAACTAGCGTTTAGTACTTATGAACTTACTCGTATTAATAACGCAGCTACCGCAAGACCAACTCCAATGGCTAATACGGCACGTACTAATACTCCAATTAATATAACAACAACCCAGAGCGATCCTTTAGATTTCTCATTTGAAATGCCAAATTTGTAAAAACTTTTGATTATCTTTGTGACTTAAACAATTAATACTATGTACGAATTAGATATAGCACCAAAGATAACTAAAGAACTTTTACTCACAAAATACTCCCAAGAAACGTTCATGGAACATTACTTGGGAGTATCTATTAAAAAAGGACTATTCAAGAGTCCACCCACTTTGAGGGTTGATCATACACCAACATGTAGCTTTTATAAGGATAAAAAAGGTACTCTATTTTTTAAAGACTTTGCTGGACCAAGTTTCGACTTTCTCGGCGCAGTAATGCATATTTTTCAATGTAATTATTATAAAGCTTTAAGAATTATTGCTAATGATTTTGGAATTATAAAAGTAGATAATATGCAAATGAATCCTCCACTTATACCATATTCAGGTTCAATCTTACAGGAAACTGAAAAGGCGAACATTCAAGTTGAAGTCAAGGACTTTAGCCGAAAAGAATTGGATTGGTGGAATTCATTTGGTGTATCAATCGTAACCCTTAAAAAGTATAAGGTGTTTTCTATAAAATCTGTTTTCTTAAATGGAGTTTATTTTTCATCTTCTACAGAATCTTGTCCTATTTATGGATATTATGGTGGAAATACTTCAGATGGTGATGAGTTGTGGCGATTATATATGCCAACTAAAAGAAACTATAGGTTTCTTAGCAATTGGAAATCAACGATGATTCAAGGTGCCAAACAACTATCAAAATCTGGAGATTTCATTGTAATAACTAAATCACTTAAAGACGTAATGGCTTTAGATGAATTTGGTATAACAGCAGTAGCCCCTAATAGTGAAAATATATTCTTAACTCAAGCTCAGTATGAAAAATTACAGCTTAAATTTAAAGATATTTATTTGTTATACGATAGGGATCTACCGGGTGTTAAAGCTGCCAATAAAATTAGGAAAGCCTTTCCAGGTGTAAAAGTACTCTTAGTTCCAAAAGTAAAAGACTTTACTGATTATGTCAAAAAGTATGGAACATTAAAAACATTTAATTTAATAGAAGAATGGCTAGAAAAAAGAAAGACGAATCTACCACTTGAGTAGAAGGAGAGGTGACGGTTGAAAAACCGAAGAAGAAAAGGAGTTCGGGTTATTCCAAACAAAAAGGTAATACTTACGAAAGACAAATTGTAAATGAGCTAAAAGAATTAACAGGTAATGAGAACATATGTACTGCACGAAGTGAATCTAAGAAATTAGATGATATGAAAATTGATATTTCAGATCCCGACAATGCTATTCCTTGTTATATTCAGACTAAGAAAACACAAAGTACCCCAAGCGTTAAGAAAATTAATGCAGAAGTTGGACTAAAGGATAAACCTTTGTGTATTATATGGAATATACAGGAAAAGAAAGAAGGAAATACAAATATTACTTCAAACGGTGAGTACGCTATTATTCCAAAAGAATTTTTTTATGAATTATTAAAAAGTCATAATGATAAAAGGTAAGCTTTACAAATTAGGTACAGTTGTAATATTCTGTACTAAAACTGATATAAATCCAGATCGTAAATGTTACGAAGGATTTATTATTAAAACAGAGGATTATTCAACTTTAGGATATTTTTCTACAGGTTGGAATAAAGAATCTTCTGAAGAATATATTGGTCAATTAAGTTTGAACAATGTGTTGATAGAAAAATAGATAAATTAAAAAATAAAATGAAGAATATGAATGTATATTTAGATATTGATGACGTTATTTTTGATTGGCATCGTGATTATGCTAAACGCTTTAATTGTGCGGTTCCTAGTAAATGGGATAAGACTAAGCGAATGGGTAAACGATTAAAAATTCTTTCTGATGAAAAGGATTTTTGGATGAATTTGACAATTAAAAACAAACCGAACTTTATCCCAAGAGGTTTCGTAAGTGCACGAGGTATTAATAAAGATTGGACGATAGCGTCCTTGAGGAAACATAATATACCCGGAAGAAGCAATGTACACCAAGTACACTGGGGTCAGAGTAAAGTGGAGTTGTTGAAGAGTTTAGATTGTGACTTATTTATTGATGATAAATATGAAACATTTAAAGAATGTAATAAGAGCGGAATTTTCTGTTTACTTATGGATGCTCCTCACAATCAACACATAAACACTGAATATCGAATCTATACATTAGATATCGAAACTATATTAAGTTTATGGCGCAAATTGCGGAAATAAAAATAATTCCAGGCACTTTTACATTAATTAAAATTAGTGATGAAGAATATTTCAGTGCTGAATATAAAGACTATATTTCTAATTCTAGACTATCATTGATAGACCCTAGTGAAGGAGGATCTATGGAGAATTATATTAATGGATATTCAGGTGGATTTTCAAGTTCTTATGAACTAGGATCTGCTGTTCATGCTAGTGTATTACAACCAGAATTTTATACGATTTCTAATTTAGCTAAACCAAGTGGTAAACTTGGCTTATTTACTGAGGAAGTATATAAATTTCGAAAAGAAGGATACAGTATTAAAGATTCAATGAAGTTAGCTTCTGTATCGGCGGATTATTATTCTAGTCAATTTACACAAACTAGAATCAGTACAGCTTTAAAAACTGCACTTCCTTTTTATATCAATCGTTTAAGAGCTAAAGAAATAATTGGAACACAAACATTATACTTATCTCAAGCAACGCAAGATAAACATGATTTATGTATGAATGGTATTGCAGCTAATCCTGCAATTAAAAAAGTATTATATCCTGAAGGATTATTACAAACTCCTGAAGTTTTTAATGAATATGCAATATTTGTAGAAGTTGATGTAACAGTTGACGGAATTACTAAACGAGCTAAATTAAAAGCCAAACTTGATAATTTTACAGTTAATCATGAAACTAAAGAACTTACACTAAATGATCTTAAAACAACAGGTAAACCAGTGAATTTCTTTATGGGAGGAAAATCTGTAAATGCAGAAGGAGATACTATTCAACACGAAGGATCTTTTCAAAAATTTCACTATTATAGACAAATGGCAATGTATGGTTGGTTAATGAGTTGCTTAATGCAATCATCAGGAATCGATTATCAATGTAAAATGAATATGGTAGTTGTTGAAACTATTCCTACATATAAATCTAAAGTAATTCCTGTTACAAATGGTCACATTAAACAAGGTCTTGCTGAATTCAAAAAATTATTAATATTAGTTACACATGGATAGACATTCAGTAGAATCTACTGTTATTACTTTAAATGGGTTAGTTTGTGATGATAAAAGAAGTGTTTACCATAAAGTTTTTTCATTAGGCAATTTTGAGTCTGGTGATATGAATGATAAGTTGATGCTAATTTCATTAGTTGCTTTAGCCTATAGAAAGATGAAAGAAAAAGATGTGGAAATGACACCTTTAAAACTGCTGATGAAACTTACAAGAGAAGAAAAGAGTAATTCTGGTTTTTATCAGTTCTTAGAAGCTCTTGCAATTCTTGTTGAAGATTTATCCTATGGGTGCACAAAGATTGACACTTGTGGTATGAAAACCTCACAAGAGATTATTAACAAAATTAAAGAAATTTTATCACAATGGCTTCCATTTTAGACCCAGACGTACCACAATTATTTGTATTAGAAGATTTTATAGAAATGCATAGAGAAAATAGTAGAGAAGAAGATGACGAAGAAAACAAAGTATCAATATGGGTTAAAACCGGAGATATTATTCGTGCGTCAATTGATGAAGAAAAATTTGAAAAACTAGAACCAGGTGTTTATACAGTTGATTATTCTAGAGAAGCAGGTTTATTTATAAAACAAATGGATGTAAAGTCTGATGAATTATTTGTATTTAGTGATTCAATTACAACAAAACTAATGGAAGAAATTAACATGTTTTGGGATAAAGCGGATCGTTATAAAGAAAACAAATTAATTCACAAACGTGGTATTCTTTTAGAAGGATATCCTGGAACTGGTAAAAGTTCAATCATTTCAATCTTATCGAAAGAAATTATGAACAGAGGTGGTGTTGTATTTAAAATTACAGGTTATCGTAATTTAGATCATTATGTAGAATTTCTACGTACATGTTTTAGAAAAGTACAACCAGATACTCCGGTTATAACAATTCTTGAAGATTTGGATCAGTATGAAGATGTTGAGATGGAATTATTAGATTTTTTAGATGGTAAAACCCATTTAGATCATCATGTTGTTATTGCAACAACAAATAATACTCAAGTAATTCCTGATACTTTCTTAAGACCAAGTCGTATAGACTTAAAAATAGAAATACCTTTACCTTGTGAAAACACACGTAAAGAATATTTTGAACATAAAAATGTTCCTAGTGCTGATATTGCCGAGCTTGTAGAAAAGTCGGATAAGTTTTCATTAGCTGATCTGAAAGAATTATATATTAGTATATATCTATTGGATTACTCTGTGGATGAAGCAATTGCAAAAATTGATTCTCCGAGAGATAAAAAAAGTTATATGGAATCTCCTATACACAAAACAGTATTGGGAATTTAACATTTTTTAACAAGGTGTATAGCTTTTATTCCAAATAAAAGCATTATCTTTGTATTGTAATTAGATGAGGAAAACGCATAGATGAAAATTAAATTATTACAAAAAATGTAAAAGGACTTATGAAAACAGTAGAAGTACAAGGGTACAACAAACAAGCAGCTTTAGAAGCAACAGGATTAGACGTGAAATTAGAAATGTTGAAAAACGCTACACAAGCATGGAAAAAAGAAGGATCTCCAGTAAATACAAAAGATCTTAATCGTTTCATGGCTGATTATATCAAGAAAAATAAAGCAGTTGGTGCTTATTTAGTAGTTGATGCAGCGTCTGATGATACTCGTTTACGTCCATATAGTGTGATTAATGAAACAACTATTGGAAAACGTAAAACTATCACAGTATACCAAATCAAAGAAGCTGAACTAGCAGTTAAATTTCATACTGAAAAGAAAACAGTAATTGATCCAGAAACAAAAGAAGAAAAAGAAGTAGAATTCCAATCTCCTTATCGTAAAGAAACAATTACAGTAGAATTCAAAAATGAGGATGGTGAATTAGAAACCAAAACTAAAGAAGTTGAAATTCCTGAAGTTAAAGTTATCGCTACCGGTGCTGTTGAAGCTCGTGCTGATAAAAAAGATTTAGCTCTTAAAATCATGAAAGAGTTGATCGAAGCAAACAAAAAAGACTACGTTATTGAAATCGTAAAAGAAGTAACTGACGGTCAAAAATATGCAGGTTATGGACAATATACTCCATCAAAATCTGCAAAATTAGGTAAATTCTTGTTTTTCGTACAAGAGTAATCACTAGGGAATTAGCAACCCAGTCTTTAGACAAATAGCTAATATTTTTAAAAGGTCGATAGATTAATTTCTATCGGCCTTTTTCATTTTATAAACATAACGGCGTAACAGCACATACAAAAAATAAATGGATAAAAAGAAAGTAGTAAAAAGCGATGCTTCAGTAGATGCCGCATTTGATGGAAGAACACTGATTTCAGTTGATAGAGATAATTCGCAATCAATTAAGATTGGTTCAGAAACAGTTGGCAAGATATCTGGATATAAGTTTAAGATCTTAGTTCGTAATAAACCAGCCATTGAAGGTGAATTTACCCGCGAAGAAGTTGACTTAATGTACAGATTGTATTCTGCCGAAGGATCAAATTTAACTCAACGCACAATATCAAGATATTTCCCGAACTATACATTTCAGGATTTCAAAAAGATATTAAAAGCCTTTGGTGTTACCAAAGCCGCTTCTCCTATAGCACCGCATGTTATTGAGGAGAAATCAACAGATGAGTTAATCACATTAACTCTACAAAACAAAGAAAACGATTTTCTAAGAAAATTAGAACAAGATAGAACTCGGTTAACTGAAACCAAACTAAGAGAAATGACTGGTAAGTATTATGACTTGAAACAACAAGTCGCAAACTTTTCAGAATTTATTAGTTCATTAAACATCACTGGAACAGCTGTAGTAAATACTCCACTAGTAAAAAATGATGTTACACTTATGG